GTTCACCGGCTGCTGACCGACCAGATCAACCGCCTGCACCTGCATGGGTTCTTCGAGGTGCTGGACACCGAGATTCGCGGCATCAATGGCTCGCTGTTCCTGTTCACCGGCCTGCAGAGCCACACCGTGGACTCGATCAAGTCCTTTGAGGGCGTGGACATCGTTTGGGTCGAAGAAGCCCACGGCGTGAGCAAAAAGAGTTGGGATGTGCTGATCCCGACCATCCGAAAGGAAGGCTCAGAAATCTGGCTCACCCTGAACCCGGACATGGAAACCGACGAGACCTATCAGCGGTTCATCGCCCACCCGAGCCCGGACACATGGGTTTGCGAAATCAACTGGCGCGACAACCCCTGGTTTCCCCGCGTGCTGGACGACGAGCGAAAGAAGGCCAAGCGGACCATGCTCAAGGACGACTACGAGCATATCTGGGAAGGCAAAGCCCGCCGCGTGGCCGCTGGCGCCATCTACCGGCACGAGGTCGAGACGATCTATCTTGATGGCCGTGTTTGCGCGGTGCCATATGACCCGATCCTGCCGGTGCACACGATATGGGACTTGGGCTGGAACGATGCTATGACCATCGGCCTGGTGCAGAAGGGCCCACAGGACATCCGCATCATCGGCTACATCGAGGATAGCCACCGCACGCTCGATTGGTACGTGGCCAAGCTGGAGAAGCTGCCCTACCGCTGGGGCATCGACTTCCTTCCCCACGACGGCAAGACAAAGAACTTCCAGACCGCCAAGTCCACCGAGGACCGTATGAAAGAACTTGGGCGCAGGCCGTACCCCGGCTGCTTGCCCATGCAGAACGTCGAGGAAGGCATCAAGGCCGCGCGCATGGAGTTCCCGAAGTGCTACTTCGATGAACTGAAGACCGCGCGCCTGCTGGAGTGCCTGAAACGCTACCAGCGCCAGATCCACACCGTGACGAACGAGCCCATGGGGCCGCTGCACGACGAATTCAGCCATGGCGCCGATATGTTCCGCTACCTCGCCCAGGCGGTCCAGCTCATGAAGAACGAACCAGTGCACAGCAAACAGGAAGAAGAGCGCGTCACCGAAGACTGGCGCTTGTGAGGACACCATGAACAGCAATACCACCGACATCCGCGACGGCGCCAACCTGGCACTGTCCATCGAGGAATTCAAGCAGATCGTCAACGAGGCGATCAGCCAGCCGCCATGGCGCCTGAATGCCGACATGGAGGCCGACTATGCCGATGGCAACCAGTTGGCGACCGACCTGCTGCAGAAACAGGCCGCGCTCGGAATCCCGCCGGCCAAAGAAAACATCATCGGCCCGGCCATCGCCGCGGTGTGCGGCTTCGAGGCCAAGACCCGCACGGACTGGCGCGTGACGCCAGATGGCGACCCGGGCGGCCAGGATGTTGCCGACGCCATCAACTACAAGCTGAACCTTGCCGAGCGCCACAGCAAGGCCGACCGCGCGATGTCACAGGCCTTCAAGCCGCAGATCGGTGTGGGCTTGGGCTGGGTCGAGGTGGCGCGCGCACCGAACAGCCTGATGTTCCCGATCCAGTCCCGCTACGTGCACCGCAACGAAATCTGGTGGGACATGAAGGACACCGACCCGGGCCTGACGAATGCCCGCTGGCTGTACCGCCGCCGCTGGCCCGAGCGCAGCAAGGCCGCCCAGATGTTCCCCGAGCACAAGGACATCATCCTGAACAGCATCGAGCAGTGGGTTGGCGATGCGGCCGGCGACATGCTAGAAGGCGGTCAGTCCACCGGGTTGCAATCTGCGCTCGAAGCGCAGCGTGCCTGGACCAATGTCGAAGATACGTGGTTCAACACGGAAAACCGCACGGTGTGCATCACAGAGGTCTGGTATCGCCGCTGGGTGCCAACTCTGATCCTCAAGATGCGCGATGGCCGCGCCGTGGAGTACGACGAGGAAAACGTTGTGCACCAGGCTGCCGCCATGTCGGGCCGCGGCAAGGTGGTCGAGGAACTGATCCCCCGCATGCGCCGCGCATACTGGATGGGTCCGCACATGCTGCACGACGGCCCGACACCGTACCCGCACGACAAGTTCCCCTACGTCCCATTCTGGGGCTACCGCGAGGACATGACCGGCATCCCGTTCGGATTGGTCCGGGACATGATTTTCCCGCAGGACAACCTGAACAGCTCCATTGGAAAGCTGCGTTGGGGCATGAGTTCGGTCACGACGATCCGCACAAAGGGCGCGCTGGCGATGACCGACGCAGCGTTCCGTCAGATGGCTGCGCGAGCGAATGCCGACATCGTGCTGGATGCCGAACACATGTCGCAGCCCGGAGCGACGTTTGAGCGCAACAGGGATTTTCAACTCACAGATCAGCACTTCAACCTGATGAGCGACTCCCGTGCCGCCATCGGGCGCATGGGTGTGAGCCCATCGTTCCAGGGCCAGAAAGGCAATGCCACCAGCGGAATTCAGGAGGCGACCCAGGTTGAGCAGTCCGAGGTATCGCTGTCTGACCTGATGGACAGCTTCAAGGACTCGCGCACCATGGTCGGCGAACTCATCATGGCGCTGGTGATCGAGGACCTAGGCGAAGAAGAGCAGACGATCGTGATCGAGGGAGACGTCATCAACCCGCCGCGTACCGTGGTGCTGAACAAGCCAGAACTGGATCCGCTCACGAACATGGCCTACCTGTCCAACGACATCCAGCGCACCCGCATGCGTGTGTCGCTGGAGGATGTGCCCAGTTCCAGCAGCTTCCGGGCGCAGCAGCTCAACGCGCTGTCCGAGAGCATCAAGTCGGCGCCGCCGGAGCTGCAGCAGGTGGTCATGCCGTTCATGGTGGACCTGATGGACTTGCCACGCAAGAAGGAGATTGTCGAGGCCATCCGGGCCGCCAAGCAGCAGGCCGACCCGGACCAGATGCGCGAACAGATCAAGCAGGAACTGATGCTGGAGCTCAAGACCCGCGAACTGGACATCAAGGAGCGCGTGAGCGACGCCCAGATCCGCAAGCTGATGGCCGAAGCGGTGCAGACGGGTGTTGCCGCAGCGTTTGCAGCAATCCAGACTGGCGAAAAGATTGCAATCAATCCGCTCATCGCTCCCGTTGGCGACGTCATCCTGCAGAACGCAGGCTATCAAAGGCCAAGCCCTGGAGGAATTGACCCAAATATGCCCGTTCCAGATGCGCCAATGGCTGTTGAGCAGGCTGGAGGAATAGAAGGCGACACAAGTCCAACAACACCTCAGTCTCCACTGGCTCCTGAAAGTGCAGTATTTGGCGTGAATCAGGGCATCGAAACGCTGCGCGCAGATTAAAATAAGCGAGCCCGCGAAGTGCTTCTAACACGACGCGGGCTCTAACCAATTAGACTTACTGGAGTCATCATGGCTACATCTATCATAACAGCGCATGTTGCGTGCAAGAAGTGCGGCTGCGCCGACAGGTACAAGGACGGAAAATGCAAATCATGCGTAGCTGAGAGGGTGAAGAGGCGTGCAGATAAAATGCGAGAAGCTTTAAGAGAATATTCTCTCAAGTGGAGGGAGTTGAATATAGAAAAGGTCAGGGCTTTTGACAGAGAAAGATCTGCAAAACTCCGACTTGAAAACCCAAAAAAACGCAAAGAAGTTACAGAAAGATATGCCACAAACAACAAAGACAAAATATCTGTCAGAAATCGCGCTTGGAAGAAAAATAACCCAGAATCGCGCAGGCTAACTGCAGCCAGAAGAAGACTTAGGGAGTCAAATAGCGGCGGTGTAGAAAGGCCGACAGCAGGATATATAAAGAATCTATTTATTCTGCAAAAAGGTCTTTGTGCATGCTGTAGAGAAAGCATCGCAGTTGAATATCACATAGACCATGTTATCCCGCTTGCGATGGGAGGAGAGCACTCAACGCGCAATCTCCAGCTTTTGTGCCCTTCGTGCAATTTATCGAAGCACGCTCAGCACCCGGTAGATTTCATGCAGTCGCGAGGGTATCTGCTGTAGCCACTCAAGCAGGCCTAACAAATCGCGCTGTTGGCGGCTTTTTGTTCAAGACCGACATAAGGTTTGTCGCAGTGGATCATGCGCCTGAAACTTCAGGCCAACACCAGCCCAGCATTCCCGCCAGTCCCGCAAGGACCGGAGCAGGGCATGCAGGGTATTGAAACCACCGCCACAGCTGACAACCTTGGAGCACCAGCATGAACGACGCCACCACCGAACAAGCAATCCAGGCCGCGGGCGCGAACGTGGCGCCACGCATCACGCCGGACGACATCTCCGCCAACATCGTCAGTGAGCACTACTTTACGGCAGCACAGGGTGCGCTGGGATTCGCCTGCAACCGCTCGTGGTTCGAGGGAAACGATGGCCCTTACGGCGAGCCCGGCCGCGAGCCGGGGCCTCTCGATCTGTTGACGCTGTGCGTCATCGTCCTGCGCAACGGCTTCACCGTGACAGGCGAGTCGGCTTGCGCCAGCCAGGAGAACTTCAACACCGAAATTGGCCAGCGCATCGCTCGCCAGAATGCCGTCGCCAAGATATGGCCTCTGATGGGCTATCAGTTGCGGCAGCACCTGCATGAGGCCCGAGACGTTGGTACATACGGCGCAGCCATTGAAGGCGGTGGGAGCCGGTCGCTCTGCACATGCGGACCAAACATGGCCTGCACCAACTGCTCCAACAAGCAATCGTCATGAAAACCAATCCAGCATTCGCCCAAGGCGACATCGTTGAATACGTCAACCAGCCCGGCTGGGGTCAATTCTTGGTGCAAGACGTGGAGCAGGACAGCGTTGAAGGAATTGTGTTCTACCGCCTGCACGTCAGTGGCGAGCGCAACGGCAACCAGATGACATTCCTCGAAGAGAACGCCGTCATGGTCAAGAAGTCCGATCGCATGCAACCACACCAAGAGCGCGTGATCGCCGAGCGCGCCCGCGTCGATGGCGACACCGAGCGCCTGCATGCATTCACCGGAACCGAAACCATGCGAAGCCTCGACCTGGCAGAACAGCACCGGCTTGTGCGACAGCTCAACCTGATGCGCCAGCTTCGCACGGTTCTTGACGAGCGCATCGCAGCCTTCACCCCAACCTAAACCACTATCACACACCATCAGGAGCCCACCATGAGAAATATCCGCTACATCGGCAATTCCGCCATCAACAAGGCCTACTACCCACAGACCGGCATCATCTGGACGCCTGGCATGGTTGATACCGTGCTTGACGACAAAGTGGCCGCTGAAATGCTGCTGCATCCTGATGTGTTTGAGGATGCTGGAGATTCGTTCGCCGTGAGCGGAGGCGCTATGTCGCTCGACCCCACCACCGGCGCAATGCAGATCGGCGGAGCTGCTCCGACTTCTGCGCAGCGTGCGGGCGTTCGGGCGGGGATTGGATTTGCTGACGTTGCCTCGTTTTTGGCGAAGACGAAGGTGCTTGAACGTCCGCTTATTGATGAGCCAGTGACGGTGTCCATTACACCGCAGCCATCAACCGGAGACTACACAACATCACTGTCAGAATATCACGCGCTAATTACAAACTCCACCGGCAAGAGAAAAATACTGTTCACGAGCGCTGCGCTAGTACAGCAGAACTTGGCAATTGCGCAGGAAATGAATGGTGGTGCTCCACAGATATTCTCTTCCGTACTCCAAGGAGTTCAAGGGCAGGGCGCTCCATTCACAGGCACCGCGACCGGAAATTTCGGAAGGAGTTGTGTTAGGTTGATAACCCCTGCTCCAGTCATCACAATCGGATTTGTAGGGCAGTCAAACTATTCCTTCGCAAGAATACTTATCAATGGGAAGCGCCTTCCTGTCACGGCTCTTACTGGGGTGAACTTTAACGCGGCCCTGCTAGATGGCGCGGTTGGGATTCCGGCGCTCACCGCTGTGAGTGGAAACTTTGGGCGGACACTCACACTGACGTTTCAGTCAGCAGAGGTACGGACCATAGAAGTTGAAGACCTCCCAGGAGCCGCTATTATTACTGCAATTGTAGTGGGACAAGAGTATCCAGTTGCTCCACTTGTTCGCCCGAAGATGCTTGTGCTTGGGGATTCGTTTGCAGGTTACGGAGGTCAGCTCGCAGGTGCAGAAAGTACGCTGCCAAGCGTTTCACTGACAACCGGAGTAGCCGAGGAGCTTGGCTTTGATGTGTGGCGCATGTCAACTGGGTCAACGGGTATTTATGCACCAGGCCCAGGTGCATACCCAATGCGTTACATAAACCAACTTGCTCGAACCACGAACACCACGCTAGCTGATGGGACGCCAGGGGAAATGGGGTTTGCTGCAACATCTTATGGAACATATGCGCCCGATGTTATTTGGATTTACGGAACTGGAAACGATACAAGCGCCACCGTGGCAGAATATTCGCAGTACGCAGAAAACCTGATTATTTGCGCAAAAGCGCTATACCCAGATGCAAAAATCATATGCACATCAATCTCCAGCGGGTTTACAGAAAGCGGTGCGGCTAGCCCACTTAATGCCGTACTGCGTCAGATTTGCGAGTCCAACGGCGTGCTTTACATCCCAACGGGTGAAGATGAGCTTTCGCAGAGGTCTGCGTTATGGTCTGGAGCCGGGGAAATAAATGCGCCAGCAAACGACGGCGGGAACGCTGATTGGTATCTCGGTAAATATGGCGTTACTGGTGACAGGCACCCGGCGAAAATTGGTGTGCGCTATGCGATTGCTTGGTTCACCAGGGAGATTGGGAAACGACTGAACTCGTAACCCAACCAACCACACCCAGAAGCCCTCCCGCGATGGCTTCCATCCCCGCAAGATCGGGCGTGACGTGCTGACCCAGCAATAGAGTCACGCCACAAAAGAACCCGCCTTGTGCGGGTTTTTGCATTCTTAGAGGCTTCGCCCGGCATAGGGTTTGCCGACACCCCAAGAAGCCCCGAGACTGTGAACCAAGCCCAAGGCCAAAAGCCGAAGGCGAAACAACCTGCTCGTGAGAGCCGGTAATTCCCGCAGCAGGAGGCGCGCGGGCCAGGTCTTCGGACCTGGCCAGTCGCCGAATGTGATGCCCATGCAGGCCGAGCCGGATAGCTCGGATGGAGCACGCAAGCAATGACAGTTGAGCACAACGCAGCAGCAATGCTGGAGGCGGCTTTGAGTGGTGAACTGGCGCTGGATGGCGAACAGAAGACCGTTGAACCGCAAGTCGATGATGGTTTGAAGTCGGATCAGCAGGACGACACCGACGATGGCAAGACCAAAGGTGATGCAGGCGCGCAAGCGAATGACGAACCCGAAGGCGCACCCATTGTCAGCAAGTCAGGCGCTTACACGATCCCCTACGAGAAGTTGGCAAGTGCCCGCCAGGAGCGCGACCAGTTCAAGGCCAAGAGTGAAGAACTCGCCGCCCAACTCGCGCAACTGACC